CTTGAATTACCCCCGTGGTCTCATTGACCAACGTTTCCACTCGCTTCTTCGAGGGAACTTTTATCTTAATTGTGGGGGTATCCACAAATACTGCACTCTTGGATGTAACAACAGACTCTTGCATCATCATGGAAGATTGGGATTGATTCATTTGAGATGGTATATGAAATTGTATATTAATATTAAACCGTAATCAATTTTTTAAGTTTTTTGCAAATATATAATAACGTACTTGGAACTTATTTTTTGGCACACATTTTTGAAAACTATTTGAGATACCAAATACGGTAAATAATATAATCGAAATATACATAAAGTATAGTATAATAGTTATATCAAAGGAGAATGTCGACCAATAATGAATTTACAAACTTTATCAAATGTTTGGATTCTTACAAAGGGAAGGAAGACACGGAGTTCGTGGATATTATGAATATATTGAATACGGTGAATCATGATTACTATAAGAATAAATATTACAGGGCGAATTATGTGGGAGATACTGCTCTATACAACAAAAAAAGGAATGTAAATCCCTATTTAGATGTATATTATTCTTTGTATGGCAATAGTCCCTATGATTTTTTCATGAAGGATAGTCAAGGAACTATCGTTTCTGGGTTACTACTACAACAAATACAAGACACAATCGAAATTCCCAAGACAAAGGTTGAAATCCAGACATCGGTTTCTTCTTTGCAAGATTTAATTGATATTGTGAATAACAATACGTATAGTGAGAACGAAGAGTATAATATCGATTTAAAATCATTGACATGTATAAAAAGTGAATTGATTGAATTGAACAATATGATTGGTATGGAAAAACTAAAATCGTCTATTGTCAACCAATTACTGTATTTTATTCAAGATTTGCACATTCAAAAAAAAGAGAATGGCGATAATAGTACCATCGTTTCCGAATTTAAACATACAGTCATAAGTGGTCCTCCGGGGACGGGAAAAACGGAAATCGCCAAAATAATAGGGAAAATGTATTCAAAAATCGGAATACTGAAAAAGAATATTTTCAAAAAGGTAACCAGAAATGATTTGGTAGCAGGGTATTTAGGCCAGACCGCAATAAAAACGAAGGCGGTGATTACCGAATGTTTAGGGGGGGTTCTCTTCATCGATGAAGCCTATTCTTTAGCAAATGGAACTAATGATTTAGATACGTATTCCAAGGAGTGTATCGATACATTATGTGAATCCTTGAGTGATTGCAAAGAGGATTTGATGGTCATTATTGCTGGTTATGAAGACGAATTAAATCGCACATTTTTCGCTGCGAACCAGGGACTGCAATCCAGATTTATATGGCGATTCAATATAGAGAATTATACATCGAAGGAATTGTGCAGTATTTTTATTAAAAAGGTGAATGAAACCGATTGGAGTTTATATGACGATTCGGTGGTAAAGGAAAGTTGGTTTGAAAAGAACAAAGACCATTTTAAAAATTATGGAAGAGATATGGAATTGTTATTTACTTATACCAAGATTTCCCATTCGAAGCGTATTTATGGCAAGTCTGTCGACATGAGAAAAAAAATCACTCTGGAAGATTTACAATCAGGGTATGAAATGTTATTGAACAATAGAAAACAAGTGGAGAAAAATAGTAGTTTATATGGGTTATATGTGTAACAAAACTATATAATATGTATTATAATATAATATAGTTTCGTATGAGTGATAGGAAAACAATATCCATACATCCTGATTTATTCAATTTTGGAGGGGGAAAAACACAAAAGAAGAGAGAACAAAGGAAAAAACCGAAGGAAATAAAAATGAAAAATGCATTGGCAAAACCGAATAAGACGACAAAAGGGAAGGTATTGAGATACATTCGAGAACAACAAGAAAAAAACTTCAAAGAAATGTTTGATAAGAGTGTTTCCAAGAATACGAAACTGGAAGCGGTCTTACCTGAGCCTTTAGTGGAAACTCCCAAAAGTGATTTTGAAGATTCCGTCTATTATCTGAAAAGCATTGCCGACGAAGAGGACAATAAAAAAACGGGTAATAATACGACCATCCGAAACAAACCGGTTAGTGATTCTTCTTTTTTTGATTCCATTCTTTCTGAGAATGGCTCTCCCTCTCGTGAGAACCATGAAATATATCAAGGACAAAATATAATCAATCAAATCGGTCCTGCCAGTAACCAAGTATTGAATGATTTTCGTTTAAAACCGCGGATGGTTTTACCAGAGCCAAAATATGGGTGTTTAAAGAATGGAAAATTACCGACCTATCGGATGATGATGAATCAAACGGTGAAAAACAATAGACCGCCGTTTGGAAAGAATCAACATATTTCGATTGTCAATACGCAACCTTCACATACCTATAGTGGACCCCCCGTTGTTTCCCCGACACTTTTGGACCAATCCAACCAATTGAACACCAACCCTGCGAATATAGAAGAACGAATGAAAAATGAGAAATTGAAAAACATAAGTGAAATGAAACAGTTGAGAGAACTTATGAAAAAAAAATCAACCGTGGTTCCGAAAAATATGAAGTATTTGAAACAGAAGAAAACCATCAAACGGACGTATTATGTCGGTAAATCGAGAGTGCATCCCAAAGTGGCGGTATTGGTTTCCAATCGAACATTGCGAAAAAAAATCACGACCCAAGCTGCGCTTTTGAAACAGGTTCCTATGCATGAAGTTAAAAAGTATTTGATTAAAAAAGGGTTTATAAAAGTAGGGTCTGTTGCGCCGAATGATGTCATGCGAAAAATGTACGAAAGCGCGATATTAGTAGGTGGAGAAATACAAAACCACAATGCAGATAATTTATTATATAATTATCTGAATGCATAGTATATTATATCTCAAAAAAATTGAATTGTTTTTTTCTTTAGAAATCAATCGTATATTCCCCTCCCCTTGTGAGAACAATTATAATTGAAAATGATGTACGACCAAATAAATGATTCATATCAACCGGTTCTGTTCTTCAAGCATGTAGATTATCGGACACATCCGGATGAAATCTACCGGGTTCTCTCCAAGATGGATTTTGGATCGATACAAAACATTTATATAAGAAAACCTGCGCATGGTAAGACGCTGACTACTGCGGTCGTGAGATTTCATCATTGGAACACGCGAATCACCGTGAATACACGGGATATGTTGAAGTCAGGTAAGTTTTTGAAAATATATTATACAAATGATTACTATTGGAAGGTATATGCTTTCAACCCGCGGCATCGAGCGAGTTATGCGCACACTGGAGAACAACGCGATACACCTGAAAAAATAGGAGAACAAGAACAACAGACGATGTTGAAGGAGATTTTGGAGTTTGTGGAAAGAAAAGCGATGGAACCGACCACGCCGGAAGGAACGCCCCCATCAAGCCCGAGAACACTCGCAGAGACATCATGCATGACAGAAGGCAATTCCCCCCATGTGGTCATCGGCGATAGTATTCAAAAAATCAAAATCCAAAAAAGAAAGGCATAGTAGTCATAGTAGTCATCGTAGTCATAATATGATAGTTTATTTGTCTGTAATTATAATGAATGTTTTTTCTTTTTTTTACCAATTCCATTGTATAGAGTCGAGAACCCAGGTTCTCAAAACAAATATAAAAATAATATAAATACTATCCAATATAGTAAATAAATATATTTCTTATCGATTAATATCACATATTACTATCATGCCAAGGTCTCTTCCTACAACAAAAATGTTTTCTTTAGAAAGAGACGCAACCGACGATTCCACCGTAACAAAACCCCAAAAGGAAGACGCAAAATTATACTCTGAGTATTTTAAAACAACCAAGGAATATCGAACGATTTATGGGAACAATACGCTGTTGTTGACACAAGTCGGCTCTTTTTTCGAAATATACGGTCTAAAAAATACAATCACAAATGAAACCACGGAAGACAGTGAAATCATCGCTATATCAAATATATGTCAATTTAATATTGCCGAAAAGAAAGCGACCTTCAATGGCCATCAAATATTGGCCGCAGGGTTTCCAGATTATAAATTAGAAAAGTATTTGCAAAAAATAACGGAGAACTCGTTTACGGTCGTTGTCTATGTCCAAGAAAGGAATGAAAAAAACACAAATCGGGTTTTCCATTCGATTCATAGTCCAGGTACCTATTTGTCTTATGAGACGGATAGTTCTCCCCAAATAACAAATAATATTATGTGTATTTGGTTCGAAACATATAAACCGATTGGATTGGGTTCTCGTGAAAGTAGAACGAGAGAGAACATTGTTTGCGGTGTTTCGGTCGCCAATATTTTTACGGGGGAATCCTTTTTATTTGAATACAAAACCCCTTTTTTCATGAATCCAACTACTTTCGATGAATTGGAGAGATGTATATCCGGTTTTTTACCGAGTGAAATCATTATTATTTCTCCGTTTGATACGAAAACACTTTCTACGGTGATTCAATATTCGGGAATAAAATCGTCTATTTTACATAAAGTGGATTTATCCGACGAAAAAGCGCAAAAATGTTGCAAACAGCGATATATACAACATATGATAACCACATTTTATAGTGAAGAAACCTATCAAATATGTTCGGAATTTCAAACAAATAGTGTGGCGACCCAATCTTTTTGCTATTTATTACATTTTATTCAAGAACATAATTCAAATCTTGTTCGAAAAATAGCATTGCCAAAATTCAATAATTCATCCGATAGAATGGTATTGGCAAATCATACATTAAAACAATTGAATATTATAGATGATGGGTCAGGGGATGGAAAAAAGTCCGGCCAATTGTCTTCCGTAGTTTCTTTTCTAAACAAATGTTGCACGTCGATGGGAAGTCGCCGGTTTCGTATGCAGTTACTGAATCCGACATTCAATGAAGAATGGTTGAATCGGGAATATAAAACAATTTCCTGTTTGTTAGAGGAGGGAAATTGTGAATCGATTATGTATTTTCGCAAACTATTATTGCAAATAAAAGATATTGAAAAAATGTGTCGACAAATTATCGTGAAAAAAATATATCCGTCTTCTATTTATAATTTATACAATAGTATTCATTTGATTCAACAGTTGCATAGTCGCCTACATTCACTAAATACCGATGAATTCATTCACTATTTATGCAGCGATTTCACGGATGGAACCACGGATAGAATGGATTATATAGATGTCCATTGTCATAAAATCAATGAGTTTATGAATATGTTTTTAATTATAGAAGAGTGTAAAAACATCCATTCTGTCCAAAGTTTTGATAATATCATTATTCAACGAGGTATATCTGCAAAACTAGATGAACTCATTGATAAACAGAGTGAGAACATAGAATTATTTCATCGTATAAAAGAAGTATTGAATAATCTAATGAAAATAAAATGTTCCAACCAGAGTGAAACCCATATTGATTATGTGAGAGAACATGAAACCGAAAAATCGGGGTCTTCTTTGCAAATCACGAAAAAGCGGGGTACTGTATTGAAAACCATTTTGTCGGAAATTGCGTGTTCTCAAAATCCGGTTCTCAAGATAACCGGTGTCGTTTCTATTCCTGCAAAAGATTTTAAAATAACCAATAGTTCGGCGAGTAATGACGAAATCGATTGTCCATTGTTGACGAAAATAACGAAAGAAATAGTGACTGCGAAAGACAAAATAAATAAGGAAATAGGAATTGTATATGGTTCTTTCATTGAAATATTGGAAAAGGAATGGTTCGGCGTGTTAGAGAACATTGCAAATTATGTTTCAAAATTGGATGTATTGCAATGCAAAGCCTATATTGCGAAAGAATATCATTATTGCAGACCCACTATAGTCGATTCAGAGAAATCGTTTATCGATGCCAAAGATTTGCGACATTGTTTGATTGAACACATTCAACAAAATGAGCTTTATGTTTGCAATGATTTGGAAATCGGGAAAGATGTAAATGGTATATTGTTATATGGGACGAATGCGGTGGGTAAAACAAGCATGATACGCGCATTGGGTATATCATGTGTTCTCGCACAGGCAGGTATGTTCGTTCCTTGTTCTCAATATCATTATAAACCCTATACAAGTATATTTTCGAGAATATTGGGAAATGACAATATTTTCAAGGGGCTTTCCACATTTGCCGTGGAAATGTCGGAATTGAGAATTATATTGAAATTGGCGGATAAGAATAGTCTTATTTTGGGAGATGAATTATGCAGCGGGACGGAAACCGAATCCGCACAAAGTATTTTTGTTGCGGGATTGAATGAATTGCATGAGAAAGATTCGTCTTTTATTTTTGCGACCCATTTTCATGAAATCATCAATTATGAGGAAGTTGTCGCCATGAAAAAATTGCAGATGAAACATTTGTCAGTTTATTATGATAGAGAACTTGATTGTCTTGTATATGATAGAAAATTAAAAGAAGGCTCTGGAACAAAAATGTATGGATTGGAGGTATGTAAATCTCTGCATTTACCGGAAGAGTTTTTGGATAAAGCCTATGCATTGAGGAGTAAATATTTTCCGGAGACAAGAGGGGAATTGAGTTATGAAACTACGGTGTATAATTCAAAAAAAATCCGGGGGAAATGTGAGATATGTAAAATAAATATCGGCGAAGAAATACATCATTTGCAGGAACAACGGGAAGCAGATACAAATGGTTTTATTGGAAACATTCATAAAAATCATATTGCGAACTTGGTATCGGTTTGTCAAAAATGTCATGATAACATACATTCTTCACAAAAAACGGAGACTACTACAGTAGAGAAGAAGAAAGTGGTAAAAAAGAAAACCACGAAAGGGTATATTCTTACTTAGACCTAAACCTAAATCTAAACCTAAATCTAAACCTAAACACAATTGCCGTAACATTTTCCTTGATAATAATACACATCTTTATTTATGATAGAAGGGTCTGTATAGTTCGCTTTCATGGTCGGTCCATTACCATCCCCTGCTACACATTTTGACCCTCCCAATAATACACAACAAGAAGTGGATGGACATACATCTGCAGGCAATGATTGACATTTTTGTTCTATAGATAAAGAATTGTTTGTCATCGTATTGCAAAACCCACCACTCATACTCGACGTGACATACGCATCTCCAACCGTACTTAATCCAGTCGTTCTTGATAAATATACACTATCTTCATAATTGGGAACATAACTGGTTGCACCAAAAACAAAAGACCCGGGTGAATAATATATAGGAAGGGTTTGTGCAGGTGCATAAGGGACGCTTTGCATCACACCATTTTGGTCTGCTAAAGTGATATTATTTAATTCATAACTATTAAGAGGGTCTTGCGATACAATATCCGTTTCGCTATCATGATATTGAACATCTAGATTATCGGAATTATAGGTAGATGTGGGGTCCTGATTCGGTAGACCACCAAACAAACTCTGTGTAATTGAATTTCCATTCGTGGATGATTCATATTTTGCAGTATTTGTTACAGGAATTACATCTGTATTTGTGGAATTCGCTGCATATCCATTTGGAACTTTTGCCAATTGTGTTGTAGTTCCACGTCCATTAGAATTGGAAACAGTTACTATATAATAGCCATAGGGTACTTCTCCATTGGTAGGAGCCGGTCCTAACGTTGTACCATATGGAAGTTTTGCCATATTTTTAGAATCGATTGCATAATATCCATTGGGAACTTTTCCATTGATTAATGATATAGGAATTGTTGCATTGTTGACATCAAATGCTTCCGGGACTTTTCCTGTAATAAAATAGCCTATGGCTAAAATAATTCCTATTGATAAAACAATAAAGAACACTCTTATTATTTTTTGTTTAATAATATCCATTTTATGTACTATTCGGATATTATTTTTAGACCTTTCAGTGTAAAATATTGTCGAACGTTTTTGAATAACTGATATAAAAATTGCCACGTAAACAATGTATTGATTATTCTCCTATAAAAATGAAATGTTTCTTTTTTATACATTTCTTTTCCATAACCCATTTTATTTGTATTTCTTTGCAAATGTCAAGTGAACGAATTCCACATAAAAAACTCCCGGCTTGTAAGAACTGTATTCATTTTAGACAAAACGATGAAGAAAAATGTTCGCTTTTCAAGAGGAAAGACATTCTATACGATGAAATACGATATGAATATGCTATCCTTTGCAGAAATGATGACAACAGATGTGGTCTCAAAGGAAAATATTTTACAAGGGCAAAAGATATAGCAATAATATATAATAATCTATCAAGGTTGATGAAAGACCAGTATCTAATCATTCTTACTGTTGCGATAATAGTCATGTATTTCTATATGCTGTCTTTGGTTTCCCATATAAAGTGATATAAAAATGATAAAAATGATATAAAATATTTTCCATAGAAAATTGATAAAATTGATAAAAATATAGATTCATAATTGAATTAAA